AGGTCTCCGTCTAATTTCTCTTTTAGGTTAGCTAAACTCATTATTCACAATCCCAATTGTTATATGGGGCAATACATCTGTTCAAAGGTTTATCTACAATTACCTGTAGTGATAAGTTCCAACCTACTAACAGGTCATCGTACTGTTCACTAAATGGAGTAATTGATGTAGGGGTTATTGCTTCATATCTATCGTAATAATCACCATCTGCTGCAGTTACACCATAGTTGAACTGAGCCAATACATCCTCAGCGTATTCCAATGTATCTGACCATAGGTCCACTTGTATATCCTTATTCTTTGTGTTGTCAATATCACATACAATCACATTATAATTGTAGGTAATCTGAGCATCGTCTCTTGTTGTACCTTGAGGGACCATATATAACAATGGATATATCGGAGCTTTGTTGGTTGAGTTATCTTCACCATCCACTTGTTGTGTTAAGAAGATGAGGTCACGAATATCACCAATACCAAACGAGTTAATCATCTTATGGTTCTCCACAAGTTTCTTCATGTCTTCTACGATGTTCTTAAAGTTGTAGTAATTTGCCATTATTTCTTATGTCTGATTTTGTTTAACCATTTGATTATATTCTCGCTCTCTTTCTCTATTGAGTTCCAAAGTGTACGACAAGAAGTTAAGAACCATTGTAAGAGGGAGTCTAACCACTTCGTTAAAGTTGAGTAGGTTTTCTTGAGCCAAGAAATGAACTGTCGAATACCATCCCCAAACTTCTGAAAGAGTCTTTGGAGCTTCCTGAACTGTCTCTTCACCTGCCACCACTTCTTCAAATACCAAGGGGTATTGGAGTTCAATTTTTTTTTTAAGTTGAAGAAGAACCTCAACGTACCTTGTAAGTACTTTACAGGTAACTTCTTGAATAACTCACTTCTCTCTTGGTTCAATGATGAGTCATACTTAATCTGTGATTCAGGCCAGTATAACAGAGCCATCAACTCATTGAATCTACTCTTCTTATACGATGGGTCTTTTTTAAGGAACGAATCAATATCGATGAAATGTCCAAATGATATATCGTTTATGTTTATGAATTTATATCTCGTATTCTCATATTCAAACTCAGGGTAGAACTGACTACCTTCGTTAATGAAATAATCTGACAAATAATCAGCTACTCTTTTTACTTGTAGGTAACTTGCTTGTGTTAGTAACTCTTCATCGATACTAGTACACATTGAAACAATACCTAATGTAAAATCCTCTTCTTGGTCTAAGTCTCTAAGAAGGGTAAGCTGAGCCCAACCTTCCATGGTTGGCTCTTCTACTGTGTAATCTACACCATCTAATTCAATAATTAATTTTTCCATCTATCTATAAATATAATTCTTTAAATCGGTCCACCTATCAATATATATAATACGAACCTTTAGTTTTCTTTTCCCTCAAACTATGTAGGGATATGGCTAAGGACATAATACAGTCATCATGAGTATTACCCATACCCTTATAGACAACTCTACGACTCGATGGACTATAACTATATCCAAAGGTTTTAAGTTCGTTATATAGGGGTCTAAATAAGTTCTCATCAGGTAACCTAATACTATTGGTATTGGTTTGATAGATGAGGTCCTCAATGATTTGTTGTTTACTGGTGTTTGTTGTTACAAAGGGATGTACGTCTTTGTACTTCTGTTTCAATTGGTCAAAGATGGCATCACCAACACCATTCACCTCAACCATACACGTTGCACTGAATCTCTTAAGATGTTTGACCACCTCATCCAATATAACATCATAGGGTTTGTTATTATCACGATATATGTATACCACATTCTGATTCTCATCCATAATTGTTAGTACGGTATAATCCTGTTGTCTTCCAATATCCAAACCACCCCAATACTTCTTACCTGTTTGTTTTTGTCCCCATTGGGGTATCACACAATACCTCTCAATATCTTTGAATACCTCACCACCACTATCTACATACTTACCTAATATCTCTTGATTGAAGATATCCTCAGGGACTGTCTTCTTTGCTTCATCAAGTTCTGCATGGTCAATGTATGGATTGTCGTATGATGTACCTTCTAATGAGATATATGATGGTTGGTCAGGGTCTAATCCTCGTTGATGTAATTCATACAACCAGTTCTTACCTTTGGGTGTGGATATAAACAAACACTTCTTACCTCTTACCAATATCGTAGGTCTTACGATTGTACTCCATACCTCATCCTTGATAAAGGCTGCCTCATCAATGATAGTGTGTGTAAATGTATAACCCCTGATAGCATCAGGTTTCTCACCTGACCTAAAGATTAACTTACTACCATTAATCAGTTCCATTTCATAGTTGGACTTGTTACTACTGACCAATATGGGTGTTCCATCTATTGCTTGAACAATATCATCGAATACCTTTCTAATTTGAGAGTACACTGGTGATAACCACAATATGACTGCATTGTTATTCTCCAATGCCCATTTCAACAGTAGGTTCTCAGCAAGTAACGTTTTACCGAACTGACGACCAATAGTTAAAGTACAATACTTAACCTTGGGGTCCTCAATCTTACTGATGAATTCCATCTGTTTAGGAAAGGGTGTAAATCCTTGTACCTCAATCTTCATCCAACAACCCGTCTTCTATCATTTTAACACTAATACAACCAGGACAATGGTATTGTGTATATGCGGTATCCACTATTCTTTCAACAAGTTCTTTCATTGACAGTCCTGTCTCTATTGATAACTCAGTCACTTTACTGTGGGTCTCTGAATTAACATAGAGGTGTTTGTAATCGTATTGGTAGGTTTTATTGGTACCTTTATTGTTCTTCACTTTTATCATCTTCTATTCCGAATTTAAATCTTATTTTTAGTTCTTGGGATATATCTACACGTTCAGGTTCTGACATCCCAAGTAGTTTTGATATATCACCTAACACTTGTCTTGCGTTACTTAAATCATCTTTCTGTAGTGAGAGGTCATATATCTCCCAATACTTCTTTAGGTGCTTTGTAATTAGTTTATCTCGGTCGATTTGGTATTTCTCTTGTACCACAGACCATGACCTCATCCAATATTCGTTAGCTTGGTTCTTTGACAACTTATACTCATGTCTTAACCAATCCACATATTCTGTATAGGACAAGTGTTCAGATAGTATTCTATCTAATGATGTACTGATGAGTTCTTGTACCTCACCCTTACTCATCTTTTTCTTTGTGGACCCTTTGGGTCTACCAGCTTTATTCTCCATTTCTACGTTTAGTTTCTTGTTCGTAGACTCTAAAGAGTGCCTTGAGGGTTGTACTATTACATCTCCCACAACTCGTTATGTTCTTCTTCTTAGGGAATATACTATTATACATACTGTATATCCACTGTAGTTGTGCGTGAGAGTAGGACCTTCTACTGTCCAATTGTTTTACCTTTGACAACTCTTCGTATAATTCATCATCCATTATAATTCGAATCTTTGACCATTGGATAATTCTACGATTACCCTGTTTATTGTAACATGGGATTCTTTATTCAACATCTCTCTGTAGATTTTATCGTTCTTCATTACGAATGACCTTACCTCAGGATTCCATCTTCTACCCGTGTTTATATTGGTGATAGTAGTTCTGTTTACTTGAAACATATCTGCTATCTGTTGATGGGTGTGTTCCCCCATTTGAAGTAGTTCTTTAATTAGTTCTACTTTCTTTTCCGTTAATTTTGATGCTCCAACCATAATTCTTTTAGTTTGTTTTTGATAATTTTTATATGTCTACTCACAGTGTTAGCTGGTATTGTAGTTTGTCTTGATACCGCTATAAGGGTATTTAACTCTGTGTACAATACAAATAAGTCACGGTCATACCATGAGAATAACTCCTCGTTATCTAACTGTTCACGTACCCACTCTATTGGAGGGACTGTTGTATCCTCTTCGTATTCTTCGTGTTCTATATATGTTATCTCTTCATTCATTTGTACTAATCTTTGTTTGTCTCTTACTCTTTTATATTGGAATGGTGATGTGGAACTCAACCAATTGTTTTTAATAACCCTTATAAAGTAATACACCTTTTGGTCATCAGGGACCTTGTCTATCTTCTTAGGTTTTTCTAACA